TTCAATTGTATCATCCCATAGAAGACCAATAATCAATTCATCTTCTTGAACTTCATCTTCTGGTTTTATTTCCTATTCAATTTCATAATCATAAAGATTACATCTAGGAAATTCAAACCCTGGGATTGCATTTATAAGTAAATTTCGCAAATCTTTTACTGTATCTTCTGGAGTTAATTCAACATATAAATCATCAGTGATTTTACCAAGAAAGCGATTATAAATATCTGTAAAGTTAGTCATAGCCGCCTCCTTTACTCAAATATTAACCTTGAGTAACGACTTTATAGTTAGGAGCAGCAGTTCTACGTCCAGTATTTTCAGAAGCTTCTACTGTTTGTTTAATAGCTTCTTCTTTAGTTTGATCAGGTTCTTGTCCAGAATTTGCGACAGCGGCATCGACATCAAAGCCTGTCTTAGCTTTTAAGGCTTGACGTTTCTCATAGTTATCAAGAGGAAGAGAAACTGCAAACTTCTTAATTAATTCAATTACACCCTCTGGCGCAAAGTTCAAACAATCTAAAAATTGATCAACAGTTCCATTTTTTAACAAGTCAATAACTTGTTGTTCATTCATATAATATTCTGGCTCTGTTTTAATACCTAGACTCTTTGGCACTCCTTCGCTTTGAATCTGAAGGAAATTAGCCATAAGTTCACGCCCACCAGCTTGATAACTTAAATGAAGAAGTTCTTCATAAGAAATTCTTTTAATCTCACCTGGCGCAAAACGTCTACGAATATTATCTTCTGGAATCGTATAAAGCACAGCTCCTGCACTACGATTTTTTACATTGTAATAATACATTTTCTTTGCCATAACTATTAAATCTCCTTTTTCTCATAAAAACAAATAGGGGAGTGGGAGATTATCTCCCTCTCCCCTAGTAAATAAATTATATTAAATTAGATTATGGATTTACGGGTTCAGTATTAGAGCCGGAACCAGAATCATCGCCAGCTGCGGAACCATCTTCATTAACAGCGCCATCGAAACGTCCATCATAAGTGATAACATTACCAGAAACGCCATTGAGATACCAAGTATCCATCTGACCCATAAGAGAAGTATCAACATAGCAGCAAATATCGTTAGTGAGCATTGCAACAACACCGACCTTACGATAAACCTGAATCTCCTTGGACCAGTCGCCGCGATTGTCTTCTTCACGAACTAAAGTATTGCCTTCAAAAGCAATCTTCACAGGCTTGCTGTTTGCGCCAGAAGGAATAATCCAGCAGTAGCCTGGGTCAATAACCTTGCGGCTATTGGTTTCATCTTCGAAGCCCTGCTCAAGAATAGTCACAGTATGTCCCTTATAATTTGCGAGACGACCAGTTCTCCAGAGTTCTTCTTTCATGCCTTCAGTATAACGCCATGCTTCTTGTGGGAGCATCTTAACAGCAAATTCATAAGTGCAGTAAATTGCAGGAACACCATATGCACTGGCAATGTAGATCAAACGATCGAATTCGTTCTCATCAAAACCATTGGCTGCAACACGGTTTGCAGGAGGAAGCTGATTGACGGAAGCCTTAAGAGCATGTGCAACTTCTTTAGCAATGAGTTCTTCCATTCCTTCATAAACGATACGAGTGACTTCAGCGAAATCAACACGACCATCAAGGAATTCCTCAAAGCCAATCTGAGCTGCGCCGCCGATAGCACTTGTGCGCACTTCAAAAGCTTCTTCATTACGACCAAGCTTAAATACTTCATAAACACCAGCAAGTCCAATACGAGTAATGAACTGCTTTGCGCGATTATTAGAATTAAGCTTTCTGCGGAAGATGGGTTTGTCACCCTGTCCAAAAACTTTAACATCAGCAAATTGCATATAAGTCTCGGTGATTTTCTTAGGAAGAACTTCATCAAGAGTCTGCTCAATTAAACTGAAGATAGTATTTTTATTTTCACGATAAGCTGCATTAGAACCACAAAGTTCATTTAATTCCTCACGGAGAGTCTCATTAAGAGCCTCATAGCTTAAGTTCTGTCCATTAAAGCTATAAGCAACAGGAGCAGAAGAATCAGCCTTTGCAGCTGCCTTCATTAATTGAAGTAATTCTTTAAATTCTAACATTATTCTTTCTCTCCTTTCTTATTACTTAATGCGCATGACCTTAACGCCTGGCTGATGATCGGGCATAGTATAAATTTTAACAACCTGCCATACAATAGAACCATCACCGCTCTTGGAAAGAATACCCTTCTCGTTTGGAGAAAGTTCATCTTTAAGAGCAACTTCTTCATCAGCAATCATATTAGTAGTAAAGATATCACCAACATGAGTCTTGATAAGACGAGGAACCATAGAACTACCATTCTCTGGCATCATCTTCTCTTTATAAAGAGACTCAATGTGGAATGGATCTTCATTATAATGAAGTTCATAAATATCAGGAGCAGCAGTTACATCATCATACTTATAGGTCTTTTCACCAAGAGTAATAGAATCATTGCCCTCTGCATCTACACCATTGTAGTAACGAGATTGCTTATCCCAAACGGTATCAGGATTACCATCGCGATCGCCACCAAATGGGCTATAAACGCGAGCCTGATAATTGTCTCTTAACATTGCAAATTCTGCATCAACTTGATGGTCGCGATAAAGTTTAATTTCATTATAGACGAGCATCCATTCGCCTGGACCTTCAAAATCAACGACCTCATCTGCGTAATTATATTTTGCAAACTGGCCATTTTCAAGAACTTCTATATCCTTCTTAGCAGGTAACTGCGCATAAACTTCTTTTGTTGCCTGTCCAGAGAGGTGGTTAGGTTCTACTTGACCATAGCCATAACCATTAGCTTGAATATAACCTGCTTGGCTGGTAATATTCTTCTTTAAGAATTCACTAAGCATTTTATATTTTCCTCCTCATTAAATATTCTTTTCTTTTGCAACTGCTTGTACGCGCTGTACCCAAGCTGGAATAGAATCATCAATATCTTCAACATGATCAATGTTATAAGTTACTGGCTCTTCTGGCTTGTTAAGATCAAAGCTGACCTTATTGCGTACGCAAATTACGGAAAGTTTTGCTTCGATATCATCATAACTATAAGTATCAATATTATCGATACAATCTTTTTTCTGCTCATCAGAGAGCATATAGAAAGAAGCTATTAATTCATTCTTCTTTTCTCTATCAATATTAGCTTTAAATTCAGCAAGACTATTATTTTCAGAAGTTAAATTTTCAATAGTAGTATTTAATTCAGCAACTTGATTATTAAGACTATTAATTGTTTCATTTAATTCTTCAATCTTGCTTTCAAGAGTAGAATACTTTTGCATAAGTTCTTGATATTCAACAACATCATCAAGATTATATTCTACTTTCTTATCGTCTTCTTCTGTTACCTCTGGAACAACTGCGGGTTCTTCTTGTGCCGCAAATTCCACAGGCTCTTCGCTTTCAGGTTTCTCTTTCTTCTTCATAAAGTCAGCTTCATAAGCTTGAACTTCCTCAAGAGCAAATTGTGGAGTTTCTGGTGATTTATAATCTGGAGTAACTTGCTCAAGATCACCAATCACTTGAAAACCATCTTCTTCTGTTAAAGAGAAATTTAAACGATAATATGTAAGATCTTTACGATTGCGAAGAATGGCGAACTTTTGGTCGTTATCTTCGAAGATTCCATCGATATCATATGCTAAACAATAATCAGCATCAAGGCAATGTTCCCACATATAATTATAAATGGCTTCCCAAAGAGCACCACCAATTTCAACAGCATATGTATTAAACACTGGTGTTCCTCCTTCATCTTTACTCAAAATTTCTTGCATTTTCTCTATTAAAGAAAATAATTCATCTTTAAAATTATTTTCAAATGAAAACTATACATTAGTTATTGATGCACCTTCAAAACAAGGTTCTACATCTTCACCTAAAATACATAGTTTAGACATTATTGCTTCATTAATAATGAAAAACTATGGTAATCCATTATTATCTTTTGTCCAGTATGCATTTAAAGTTTCTGCATCTAATTCCATTGACTAATTATTTCCTTTTTCAATAATTCTCTGTGCTTCAGGGAACTATCCTGTCCATATATAGCCTTCAGTCATTAGATATTCATGAGGAACTCCATCATCTTCAAACCATTGAAACCATACTTGCGCATCCGTCGGCACAAAACCATATGGAATTGTAGTATCTTTAATTTCAAATTTTCCATTTGATAAATCAATAATTTTATTATGTTCCTCAAAGTCACCTTTAGTGTCATTATAATATCCAACTATTGGGCATCCTCTTAAGGTTGGAGCAAGCTCTTCTGCAGTAGCTTTTGTAATAACACTTCTATTTCTATTTGGTTCATCGCCAACATAACAAACTTTTATTTGACATTTTGAAATTAGAGGATTAATTTCAGTAGATTCTACAATCTGCATTGGCATATCATCCATTTTTATACTAATATGAGACATGGTTTAATTAATCACTCCTTTCAACTCATAGATTCTCTATTCTAAATAGTTTTTTCAGATTTCTCTGAATCATCTTTTTCTGGTCTTCCACCTGTATTATCTGATGAATTAGATGAATTTCTTTTTTCCCTTATGCCCAAAATATCTTCTCCACTCATAGTCGAACTCATTAATGGAGGAATCATAAGACTTGGTAAATCAAGAATTTCATTTTCAAAGTATGCAAGATTAAGCACAGAACTCTAAGAATGTCCAAGAGCAATAACTGGTAAAAACTTTGATTGTCCATTTGCAGTTAATTCTCTATACATTTTAGTTAAATCTTTATAATTATACTATGTAGTTTCTAACATTACAAATCTAAAATTATACTTTTTATTTGAACTTTTCTTGTCCACAATATTATCAAAGAAAATATTAAATTGTAATATTAAATTTCGCATAGTAGATTCATCATCTAATATAGATTTTTCAAGAGCAATATTTCCATCGGTATTAAATAAATTTCTAGAAACACCTAATGAATTATATACTGTTCTTTCTACTTTTTCTAAATCATCAGTTGATGTTGTTGTGTTTTTATCACTAATATCAATTGCTTCAACATCAGCAAAAGTAGTAATAACATCAACACCAATAGCACGACGTAACATTGCAACTGCGGTATTGTGGATATCGCGCGCTTCATCTACGTCGAATATTAAATCACCATTTTTATCCATTGGTAATTTCTATACTAAAATCTTTAATAATTTTTGCATTTGCTTTTTACGATCTAATTCTTGCGCCGCATCTAAATCTAAAATTGCGGGGAGCGCATTTATAAAGATAGGAATGTCACTTCCATTAATATTAAATTTAATAGTATTACCTGGGTTTAATAAATACCAGCCATAGCGCAATATATGATGCGCTGTGCCATCTGAAGAATAATAACCTTCATCTTCTGCCATTAATCTATTTTGCTTATAAAGCGCATATCCTTTAGCAAATTCATCTGGAAACATTTTTATAACTTTCATACGATAAGCTGGATCAATAAACTTATCATCAAAGAAAGCCATATTAAATTCTATCGCAGGAACTCCACCTACTGAATATCTTGTTCTACAATATTCTGGTGGTAACTCTTGGACCGTTACTCCTTTATTAGAATCAATGATATATCCATAATAGCAACCATATTTTACAACTTTAAGAGCAATATCTCCACAAAGCTTTTTAATATATGATCCATCTAAATAACTTAAAATTTTAGTATATTCTTCAATAACATTTTTATTTTTTGCAGATTCTTTTACATTCTCTGGATAAATATACCAGTCATATCTGTAAAGATATGCAAAATAATTACATACAGTTTGATAAATACCACTTGCCGCATAAAAGAAATCAGAGATCTGTCTTAATCGTTTATAATCTCTTTCAACGATTGCGCGCATAATTTCTTTTTTATTGCAAAATGGTAATTTTGTCTAATTTAATGTACCTAGCTCTAAAACAGCATCCTCAAGCTATTTTATCCCAACTTTAATTTTTCCATATTCAGCTACCTATTCAGGAGTCAGTTTGCTAGGGTCTGCATATCCAAAATTAAATAAATCGAAACCTTTAGCATGGATAGTTTCTTGTTTAGGTTCATAAATTTTTTCGTCCAATTTACTTCCTCCTTAATATCCAGCTTTCTTCATTATGTAGTCATAAGAAATAAGACTTTCTTCAGTATAAGGAATTTCTATTAATTTATATCCCTATAAAGCGCAAAATCTTCGTTTCTTGTTATCATTAAACTACTATTGGTATAAGCCTCTTTTTCCACCAAATTTAGAACTTGCTTCATAATGTTGTCTGCCTTGAAATTCAATTAAAAAATCAATATTACCATCATCATCAAAAACCGCAAAATCAAATCGAAGAGGTCTACCATTTGAACTCATTAAATTGGGAAAAGAAAATTCTTCTTCAAAATGTAGTCCAGATTCTTTTAGTACTTCATAAATACATATTTCTCCTCGACTAGCTTTCATTTATATTACCTCTTTTAATTAGAAAACATCATATCTGCTATTCTAAATTTTTTCTTTTTCTTTTTATTTTCTTCTTCCATTTTTATATAAAGCAAACCATATTCAGCCGCAGAAAATTTATCTTTGCGGATTCCTTTATTTGCCTATTTAAGGATAATATTAATACCTTCATTTTCTTCACGAAGATTACCTAATTCCTCTTTTAAAATGGAAGTTAGAGTAAATGGTTTTAAATATTCTGCCCTTTTTTCTGGACTCATTTTTTGCCCAGCTTTAGTATTTAATAATTTAGTTTTAGCAACACGTTCATCAATTAAAAATTTAATTTTTCCCGCATTTAACTAAGTCTAAAAATTAGCATGCGCTTCTGTATTAACGGGCGCATTAGCTTTAATTAAATACATCGCTTCTTCTTCTGTATTTTCAGTTCTAAAGCGTTTATATTCTTCAGCGGCATCATCTTGTGTTCCACCATACACTCCGAAATCAGGGAAGTCGTCTCCAGTCGCATGATCATGCTATGGTTTTACCATATAATCAACCAGACCAATACCAATACCATTAGCGTCTATTACTATTCTTCTTGCTTTATATTTATAAAATAATCTTTTTAATTTAATTGCCTAATCTTCAAAATGGGCATCTGCCATTGTATATATATTAACCAAAGATTTTATAGCAGGTCCAGCAGACTAAGGAGTTACTTTCCAGACGCATACAACAGAATCACATCCTTTACGACCTACATCGACAGATAATATATAATAACTTTTAGAACTAGATCTACCAGAAAATTCATATTCTGGCTAATTCAAAACTCTATGTCTATCAAATGTTTCTCCATTAAAGAAAGCGTTTTCTGTAGTACCAGACCATTTTGATTCATATTCACGATCAAATGATGCTTCATTAAAAGTACCATCTTGCTATAAATCTTTAATAAATGAACGGTTTTGTAGCCCGACAAGGACAGGAATGCGCCATGTCCCTCCCATTACAAAAGCTTTTTCTGGTTCAGTAACCATCCATACAAGAAGCTAAATTAACTTATCATATGCAAAAGTTCCTTTCCATCCAGCAGTAGTAACATATATTTGACTCTTATTAAGAGTTTCCTCTTCCTAAGAAGTACCATCCATACAGAGCCTATCAACGTTCATTGTAGGTATAATAACTTCTGACAATATCTTACCATCAACGCCAACACATTCTTCTATTAATCCGCCATGCCTACGTTTACCTCTACTCTTTTCAGTAGCAGTAATATTATCAAAGTAAGACCCATTCTTAAACATAAAAATACAATAGTCTTTACTTATTCTTGTCTTACCTGGTCGCCTATCTAATTCTTTATCTAAAGCAGGAACTAAATTACATAGCTCATCAACTTTTTCTTTTATGATGCTTGCAGACTATTCTTTTCCTCCAGAAGTAACGAATAACTTAGATCGTGGGAAAAGAATACATCTTATCATAAGAACCAATACAGAAAGAAAGCTCTTTGAATAAGCTCTGGGGAAGACCATGTAAACATATTTATAACGCATACAAACTCTTAAAAAACATCTTTGATAAAAATAAAACCGCAATCCATTCTCAGGAACTTCACCATCTAAACCTGTCTATAAGAAATCTATAAACATATCTGGATATTCTCTCCAATAAGCTATATACTATCTTATATAAGGTTTTATAGGTTCAAGTCTTTCTTCTGATATTCCTATTTTTTTCTAGTCTCTAGAAGAAAGATTTAATATATCACTTAAAGCCATTATACTAAATCCTCTTCATCCAATAGAGAAGCTAGATACTCTTCATCATTAACTTCATCTTCTTCAATAAGACTTTGTAACTACTAAAAGTCTTCATCATTAAGAAAGGCTGTTTTATCCTAATCAAAGAGTTCTGTTTCAAATGCGTCATCATCATCGGCCGCATCAGCATTAACTTCTGCTTCTTTTTCTTTATCGCTTTGGATTTGTTTAACAGCAGATTCAATAAGCTCACCAAGATTCATTTCTTCAGTAACTAATTGTCTTGTATAGTTTTGTAGATCTTGTAATGTGCGGTCAACCTTATCTTTAGGAGTGTCTACATAATAGCGTGGAAAGAATCCATCTTTTTCGCACATTGCTACAAGCTCTGAAATAGAGTCTACTGCATTGCCGCTTTCTGTTTTATTTTGAGCTGCGGTGAAGCGTCCAGATTTCATTAACATATCATACATTTTAACCATTTTCTGCGCTCCATCGACATCTCCTATATCGAGTAACTAGTTAGCTTTTAGAGATGTTTTGCAAATCATTTTTAAAGTATCTATATGTCCCGCAGACTAGATATCATATGACTCCATCATTTCATTATATAGTTTTTCTAACTATACCCATTCATCAGGTTTATATGTTTTACCCCATTTAACTCGAAGCATTAATTTATCTTCATCTGTCAATTGGGCAGTTATACTATCATCTTCTTCTGGAGCTGCATTATATGAATATGTTGGCTCGGGCAAATCATAAGCAGTAGGAGTATATTCTGGCTAATTATTTTTTACAAGTACTTCTTGAGGAATTGATAACTCTTCTTCTGGTACTTCAAAATCTACTTTATTAATAGCTTCTGTGATAGCTTGGATATCATAGCCTTGCTACTTCATTGCTTGTTCAATTTTATTATTATTTAATTCTCTTAAAAAATCTGTATCTTTCCATCTATATTCTTTATACTATTTTAATTTCATTTTGGAAAGATATCTACCAAGAATAGTTGCCCCTGTTAATTTGGTTTTATCTTTACCATATTTAGCTAATAAACTATTCCATTCATCTGGAATATATGGCACATCACATTCTTGAAGAATCCATAAATAAGTTTCTGGATCCCAGTTATTAACATGCATAGTAATGCATTTTTTGCATATATTTAAATATTTATCTGGATATTTCTCTTCATTTTTTGACTAATAAAAATTATCAACATTCATTGTTCTATTGCATTTAGAACAATATCGTTGTTCCATTCCAGCCGCCATAATATTCACCTTCTTTACAAATTAAAATAATTATTTTAATTCGATGAATTAACTTTGGCCAAGCGCATATTTTTCTGAGAAGTCGCATTGCGGCAACATTTGCATATACTATAGAATCCATCTCTGCTAGTTTTGTTTTTGGAAAAGTATCTATTGTGTGCAATTTTTATTTGACCGCATCTGCTGCATTTTTTGAACTGGCCTTTTTCTTCAAATGTATAGTGGTATTCAAGCCATTCATCAGTAGCAGTCTCAGCAATTAATTTTGGAATTTTATTACGCCATAGAGAGGAAATATATTCAATACTATGTTTAATACCAAATTCAACTTGAATTGCTTCTTGAATATCAAGATTTGGCATTTTATCTATTTTATATTCAACAATTCGCATATATAAAGGATATTTTTCTAAAGCTTTATCGCAAAGTCTTTCAAAGTCATAAATCATATACCAAGTATCATTTTCAAAATTACCATAACTATCTTCTTTTAATTTAGAATAATTACATAATACTGCTTCACAAACAGCAGGGTTTAAAAAGGTAAATCCAGAGTAATTAATCTAATCATCTTTGTCCAACCACACTTTTCCATCAAGCTGCACAGTATGTTTTGAATGGATCAATTTTATTGGCACTATTGGTTTACGGTATGCATTTTTGATAAGGTATTGATCTTTACGCAAATCGATAAGTGTGCGTTTAATTATATATGCTTCACGTCCTGACGCATTTTTTGAACGTTGTTCCCAGATTTCTATGGCTTCTCGTAATTGGCGCAAAGGTTGTATTTCTTCTAAATCTTTTTTTGTTATTGTTATTTTTGGATGAAAAATTATATTTTTATTATTAGTAATTAAATTATATATGCCATCTTCGCCATTTTCAAATTGGGAAACAAGACCCTCAAAAGAAGTTTCACGACGATTTACTGTTGTCATTCTATTATCAGTAAGTATCTTTTTTTCTTTTTTCTCTTGTTTCTCCATACAAAGAATAAGATAGTCTGCTAATATTTCTAAATAACGATCACCTGGATCTGGATTTTCTTCTAATATTTTTTTGACTAACTCATTTCTTTCTTGTGGAGAATCGAGTGAATAGTCTAATTTTATCAAACTATCGACCTCCAATCAAGTATTATTATAACAGAAAAAAAAATAAAAGTCAAGTTTTTGAGTTCGTACTTGAAAATAAAAAAAAAATATGTTATAATATATATAGAAAAAAGAAAGGGAAAATTTATAGAAAATGTTTTATACGAGTTATTTCGGAAATAAGAAAAATTTTCCACAAGGAGCTTTGATATGCGGAGTTTGTAGATATCCGCCGGATGGAGTTATTAATTTGATTGGATTGGCTCCATAGGAAGAATTATTGGAGAAATTAAAGAGTAAAGACATTGATGAATTTATCTTTTCTTATAATTACGAAAAATAGTTAGATGATAATAAAGAACAAATAAGAAAGTTTTTTTAGGAAGTAGACAAAGATATAGTTTTGTGTTGCTATGAAAAAACTGGAGACTTTTGTCATAGACATATTTTGAGTAATTGGTTAATTAAAAATAATATTATAAAGGAGATTAAAGAATTATGATTATGCCTGAGAATACTACTCGGAAGGTTGATAAGGAAGGCCGCATTACTATTCCTGCATCGATTAGAGCAAGATTTGGATTGAATATTGGGGATGACATGGAATATTTTGTCATTGTTGAAAACGATGAAATGTATGTTGCTTTCAAAAAGAAAGAGAAGGAGTAATAGTAATAGCAATATTAGTAATATTACTATCGTAATCCCAAAATAAAATTTCGTTGACTTTTTCGAATAACCAAGTCTATATATATATTATAATAATTATATTTATTATCCCGAAATACACCTCCCCTACCCGGTATAATAGACTGCAATCAACTTTTTTTCGCACCGTGTGGAGAGTAGAGGGGAGGGAGGGGGAGTAGGGGTACTAGATAATTACTTTTTTAACAAAGATTTTTCTATCTGATAATCTTGCACTACTTGTCTATTGTCCAAAAAATTTTGACCTATCGACGTGAACAGATTCACACGCCCGTCAAATACTACCCCTATTCCCCCTCACTAGCAATAACGTATCTATTGTTAAAATATTTTCTATCATGTTATTTATTATTATTTTTTACCCCGTTTAATTCTAAACAAATATTTTAAAAGTCCAACGATTGTTAAACTTTTAACAAGAACATTAGTTAGAAGAGAACATTTGTTAAATTTCTAACAAAGAAGAACATTTGTTAAGAAAATAACAAAGTCCAATGATTGTTAAACTTTTAACAAGAACATTCTATGAATAAAGCATTTGTTAAACTTTTAACAATAACACTAAATAAATAGGGAGTGTTTGTTAAACCTTTAACAGGAATATTTAATAAATAGAACATTTATTAATTCTTTAACAAAGTCTATGATTTGTTAAACTTTTAACAAGAACATTCAATAGATAGAGTAATTGTTAAATCTTTAACAAGATAAGTTCATAGTTTGTTAAACTTTTAATAAGAGTATTTAGCAAATAAAACATTTATTAAAAGTTTAACAAACATGCTACTCTTTGTTAAAATAATAACTTGACAATCTTTGTTAAAATAATATTTTAACAGTCTTTGTTAAATTATTAACATAGCAATCTTTGTTAAGTTATTAACTTAACGCTTACGCTAAATGTTCTTATTTTCTTCTTACAACACTTATTAAAATATTATCTTAACAATCTCCGGAACAGTTTGTTAAAAAATATTTTAATTTTTTTTTAAAAAAAGTATTGACAAATCCGGGCGGCTATGCTAATATACAATCAAGCTAAGGGAAGGAAAACCCAAACAAATCGGAAAGGAATAAAGAACATGAAAATTTACGTTGCAAAGATTTTTGAGTACCTGCCGGATGGAAGCTATTATCCTTCTGAATATGAAAAATATTTTGTATTTAAAGAAGCCGCTGAAGAGTATGTCGCCAAAGCAATTGCTAAAGGCGCAGAAAAAAATTCTCTGGTAGAAGAGATTGAAGTAGAGGAGTGAATAACTCCTCTATTTTTTTTTATTAATAAGCGCATGTCTATTGACCGTTAAATTTGGTAAAACTTTGTCAACGGCCCTTGGTGGTGGGTTAAATATATAACGAAAAAAATCTCGCCGGCTTTTGTTAAATTTTTCACAAAGACTCTTTTCCCAAAAATATTTCAATAATTTTTCTTTAAGTACCTATGATTGTTAAAAAAATATTTTAAAAAAAATGCTTGACAAATTGCCCGGGCTATGCTATACTGTAACCAGAAAAGAAAAAGAAAGGAGAACAGTAAGATGCCCGCTATCGATTTAACAAACATGACATACCATGCAGAAATAGACCGTGCAACAAGATTCTCCATCATAAATAAAACTGTAGGTTTTGGCAATCCGGTTTACATCGCAAGCGATAAAAAAGGAAGAGATGCCACCGCAACATTAACAGATACAGGAGTGCTTATTGTTAGGGACTTAACCAATAAAATAATTACCGCGTATGTAGCTTCTGTAAAGCAAGCAATGGATGTATATAAGAGGGCAACAGGAAATGATAAAATGCCCCGCAAACTGTGGGCGACAATCAACTACAACAATAATACAGAGGTATGGAAGAAGATGATAGCTGTAGCCTAAAAGCTACAGCTTTTTTATTGCGTCCGGAGATTGTTAAAATAATAACTTAACAATCTCCGGTGCAGGTTGTTAAAAAAATATTTTAAAGAAATCTCTTGACAGATTGCCAATAGTGTGATAAAATACATACAACAAAACAAAGAGATGTATAGAATTAACACAATCAACAAAAACCTGTCAAACAGCACACATAATTACGTGCAACAAAGACGCACAAGTTGTTAACCTAAAGACAAACAAAATAGAAACAATTTATTCCAATAGGAAAGGATAAGATGAGATGAAAAGACTTTTTATTATTCTTGTTATTGTTTGCGCGCTTTGCTTTACTTCTGGTTTATCTTTTAGTAGAACTTATGCAATGTCAACCATAGTTGTTGATGTAGATCATGAGAATGATGTTGTAACACTTGAAGACTTTAACGGTTTTCAATGGCAGTTTGAAGGCTGTGAAGATTGGCAAGTCAATGATGTTTGCGCTTGTGTAATGAATGACAATCATACACCTTTAATCTTTGATGATGTAATTGTTAATACTAATTATTGCGGATGGATTGAGTAACCATCCGCAATAATTTTTTTAAAAAAATTTGGAAAAAAACTCTTGACTTTTCCCGGGCGCTGTGCTATACTATAATCAAGATGAGGGAAGGAAAACCCAGGATAAACCAGAAAGGAAATTATAAAATGTTTGATCTTGTCAATGGTAGCCGTGTATTTAATTTCAATGACACTTATGATTATTTGCATAATTTGGTCGGTGTAAGTACAGAAGCTCTTGATCTTGCTTTCAGCCTTAATGGTCAAAATATTGAAACTGCTACAGATATTCTATTTTACTACACTGGTTGGAATGACTTTGATGCTTATTCTAAAGACCTGCAGGAGATGTGATACATCTCCTTTTTTTTATTCCAATAGATCGTTAATTAAATAATTAACGAAATTCCGGCAAGACTGCGCGAACTGGTCCGCCCGGGCGCAAAAGCAGTTCCCGCATTGTTAAAAAAGTATTTTTATTTTTTTAAAAGAAACTCTTGACTTTTCGCCCGGGTTGTGCTATACTATAATCACAAAAGAAAAAGAGAGATAAATAAAAATGAAGCTTTACAGATTTGTTGGAAAAGAAGAAGTTGAAAAACTTTTAAATAATGAAACAATTGAAAACCATTTTGATTGGTCTGAAAAATATGATACTAATAGCAAGGGCATCTGCTTTTTCGCTTATAACAGAACTAATAATGTTAATAAAATTATCAATGTAGTTCTTGACTATTGGGGCTTTGCGGGCATTGTAAAAGAGTATGCTTTAATTGAAATTGAAGTTGAAACGGCCAGAAAAGCATGGGGCTTTTACGCTGGCGGAAAAAGAACTGAATACAATCTTTTTAAATACAGCCTGCAGGATGTGACCGGAATTTATACAATCTATAATGAATGGTGGAAAGACCATGATGAATATTGGAAATACAAAGGAAAGAAAGTCTTTTAAAAGACTTTCTTTTTTTGCAAAATAAATCGTTAATTAATTAATTAATTAATGAACATTGTTAAAAAGATATTTAAAAAAAAATAAAAAAAATGCTTGACAAACCCGGAATAATCTGCTAATATACAATCAGAAAGAAAAAAGAAAGGAAATAAAAAAAATGCAATACAACATTCAGAAATACTTCACAGGCTACGGGCTTTGCCTTAACAGCTATGATCATCCGTTTGAAACGTTCGACACCTTTGAAGAAGCATTAAAAACCGCCATCTGGTATGCTGAAAACTTCGGTAACAAAACAGTAAAATATAAAGATAGCCACTTTGGTGCAGAAAAGAGGGTTTATTAAAATGATAACAATACTCGGAATAATCTTTGTGATTGTAGGAATTGCAAGTATTACAATCGGATACATTGGGAGTTTTTTCGGATGAGCGCGAGCCCATCCGATTTTTTAATAACCGTGCTTTAGCGATTTAAAGCGTGAAGGGGCGTTGCTGGGGGGTTACAATATAGTTACAAAATTTTGCGAACGATGACACTTTGTTTGTTAAATAACTAATAATCCCGAAACTACCAGATTTGCCCGGGCAATAGGGAAGGGTTTGTTAAAAAATAATTCTTTATCTATACCATTAAATGCACAAGTTATAAAAAATCTTATGCTATAATGTAGCCACAAAAGAAAAAGAAAGGAAATAAAAACCATGTACAAAAACAATTATAACACTGATGATTTCGACAGAGAGATTATTAAAAGCCGTACTATTACTAAGAGAGAAAGAAAAATTAAAACTGTGCAGGCGTGGCGGTTGAATGATCACGGTAGTTCATCTATTTCTTATTGCTCCATGACTTCAATTTATGAAGCTTATACAGAGTATAAAGAAAATTATAATTTTTAAAAAAAAATCTTGACAAATTGGCCGGGTGGTGCTATAATGTAATCACAAAAGAAAAAGAAAGGAACTTCCTAAAATGAAAAAATACTTCTTCTACATCTTCGCAAATGGTTACCGCACAGGCGCTTGCCGCCTCTCTGCAAAAGAGATAAAAGAGCTTGAAAAGCTCAACGGTGAGTTAATGGCAAAAAAAGAGGTTGAAGAAATCTGGTGGTGAGAGGATAAAACCTCTCACCTAAAAAAATAAAAAAATACGAAAAAAACTCTTGACAGACCGGGCAATCCGTGCTATACTATAATCACAAAAGGAAAAGAAAGGAAATAAAAAAAATGAAAACATACTTCTTCTATACTTTCGCTAATGGCTACCGCACTGGCGCCTGCCGCCTCTCTGCAAAAGAGGTCCGGGAACTTGAAAAAGTTTGCGGCGAGTTGATGAGAAAGGAAGCTGCTCCAGAGATTTGGTGGTGAGAGAAAAAACCTCTCACCAACCAAAAAAATCTTGACAACCGGGAACTGATGTGTTATAATAGACTCACAAAGGAAAAAGAAAGGAAATAAAAAAAAATGAAAAAATACAATCTGTGGAAATCCATTTATACCAATGAAGTTTATGAAATGCCTGTTGATTGGCTTCCTAAGTTTGGCGGCTGGGAATTGATTGGAACTATTGAAAAGTAAAAGAAAGGAAATAAAAATGATAACATTATTCTTTATTTACGTTGTTATTGCTTTAAGTTTTAGCATTTTTCTTGTTACAGATGAAGATAAACATTTACAGATACAATGGACTATAGGTAGCATCATTTTTATAACAGGCATGATTTTTATTATTGCGGTGACTGCAAAAATAATTCAATTCTTTTAAAAACGTTCTTGACAAATTCCAAAAGATGTGATAGAATACAACCAAGAAAAGAAAAGGAGTTAAAAAAATGTATTTCTTTCAGTTTGTTACTCTTGAGCCTGTTTGCGATTTTCATAGATATTATTTTTTCATTGCGACGGGCGCACGCTGTCCTCGCTCCACTAAGTTAGATAATAACTACCCTGACAAGCTGCGGCTGTTGGTAGAAGATGGAGAGGAAATACCTTTCACCCTTGAGTGTGTCGGCTTCTTTACCTACATTTATAGAAAGTACATCAAAAAGCGTGGGAGCTTTTCTTTTGGCTATCGCATAAATTGGGAAAAAGAGGAACTTTAAAAAAGTTTCTCTTTTTTAAAAAAAAATCTTGACAAGAGCTGGCGCATCTGCTATAATACAATCAGAAAGAGAAAAGAAAGGAATTAAAAAAATGAAAATCTGCTTTGACATGGATGGAACTATTGCAAATCTCTATGGCGTAGAGAATTGGCTTGAATACCTTATTGCTGAAGATATAAAACCCTATGTAGAAGCAAAAGTTATGTTGAACATGAATAGCCTTGCAAGAGTGCTGAACCGCCTACAGAGAGAGGGCAATCAAATTGTTATCATCTCTTGGTTAAGCAAAAGCGGCTCTGCTGAATACAACAAAGCAGTTACCGAGACAAAAAAAGCCTGGCTTGCAAAGCATCTCGCTTCTGTAAAGTTTGATGAAATGCACATTGTAAATTATGGAACTTGCAAAGCACAATTTGCCTCTTCCTCTGCTGACATTCTTTTTGATGATGAAGAAAACAATCGCAACCAGTGGACAGGAAAAGCTTACAACGTCAATAATATTTTAGAGGTTCTCAAAAACCTCTAAAATTTTTTTAAAAAAACTCTTGACAACCGGGCCACTTTGTGCTATACTATAATCACAAAAGGAAAAGAAAGGAAATTAAAAAAATGACTGAACTTCGTGAAGAATTAATCACCCGCATGATTAGAATCTACGGCTATGAAAATCCCATTGTAATTCAATTCTGTGAATTATGTGAAAAGTTAGATAATACAGAATGGAATAACAAGTGTTTAACAATCTTAGTTGAAGCACATGAGAAGAGGGAATAATCCCTCTTTTCTTTTTTTAGTCTTACTTTGTTAATTAATTAATTAACAAGCGTAGATCGCCCGGGCAAATAGGTTACAAAAGAAAGACAAAAAAAAGTTCTTGACTTTTTTTCCGGTTCATGCTATACTATAATCACAAAAGGAAAAGAAAGGAAATAAAAAAAATGAAAGCAATTATAGTTAATGATGATCACATTATCTCTCTTGAAAATGTAAAAGATATTAAATTAAGAGAAGATGGGACAGGTTCACAAAGGAATCCATTTAGATATTGGATTGTTGTTTATTATACAAATGGGAAAGATGTTATAACAGAACATCAAGAATCAAAAGCTAAAGTACAAGAATACTTTAATCAGATGTTTCAAATTATTACTGCTAAATAAGCAGTAATTTTTTTTATTCCAATAGATCGTTAATTAAAAAACTAACAAACCTATAATGGAACTGCGCGAACTGCCTTTGTGCCCGGCATGACCAAGTCGCGCATTGTTAAAAAAGTATTTTTATTTTTTTTTAAAAAAACTCTTGACAACCGGGAACTCTTGTGCTATAATGTAATCAAGATGAGGGAAGGAAAATCATTGAGGTCTTTCTTGAAGAGATCTAAAAAAAAATAGAGGGAACTGGTGAGCGCAAGTTGCAAAAAGCAGTTGAAGGGCCGGAAAGTTCCCTCTCTTTTTTTTATAACCGTACTTTAGCGATTTAAATCGCGACCATGCCGTGGTGGTGGTTACAAAATAGTTACAAAAAATTTCGGCGATGTCAACGCTCGTTAATTAATTAATTTTCAATCCCGAAACACCGGTTCTTCAGAAGTGTAAGGGGATGAGTTTGTTAAGAAAATAATTTTTAAAAAACCTCTTGACAAGCAAAGAATCTTGTGCTATAATACAAGCACAGGCTGAGGGAAGCCACACCCGGGTAGTGGAGGGGGAGGCTTTTTTTATAACAGGGAATACTTGGGAGGTTGCCTTTTAACATGGGCAAAAATTTTTTTAAAAAATTTGAAAAAAACTCTTGACTTTTCCCGGGTGCTGTGCTATACTATAATCGTTCCAAGGGATGGAGGCTTGCCCGTCCTAAACCCCGCCGGGTGGATGTATCCCGGGCGCCGATGGCAAGGTGACATTCGGAAATACTAAAGAAAGGAGTTGCAAAAAATGAAAACGCTTGAAATCGGAAACGTTACAATTTACGTAACCGAGGAGCATTATCCTTGGTATGAAGCCCTTAATCGGTGGGTTAAGGCTTCCTACGAGGATGGCGACACCGATTACATCGAAAACTATCGGCAGGACTTCTGCCCTTGGGAGTTCGATTAAGAGGTTTAACGCTCCTTCCCTTGAAATGATAGACAGGGAAAAAAAGAAGATTTTGCCAAAAATCTTCAAAAAAATTCTTGACAAATACCCGGGCATGTGCTATACTATAATCATCCTAAAGGAAAGGAGAAAACAGAATATGACCCATGACTATTGGGAGCTCCATGACGCCGAGTGGGAAGAGCTTCAGGCTCTGCTCCGGGAAGAGGATTAATCCTCTTCCGGGCGTCCCGGAAAAAAGAAAAAAAAATAAAAAAAAGTCTTGACAACCGGAAGC